GCTTGTCTTTCCAGCTTTCCGATGTGGCCACCGACAGGGTGCAGTACGCATCGCCGGATTGGAAATAGCGCAGCTCGGGGTCTTTGCCGACAGTGCCGACCAGAATTACTTTGTTGATGCCTTTCATGGAAACCTCAGATGATGGAAAGTTGGATGGAGTGATTGAACGGATACCAGGTGCAAGCCGATCGGCCGGACACCGTGCATTTGCGCTCGGGGCCGCGTCTGACCGTGTGGCCGGTTTCGGCTTCGGGCAGACGGCGGGCGAGCATATACCGGCAGATGTGGGACTTCTGGGACAGCTCCAGACTGGTCAGCCCGGGGTGCTGTTCGACGGCCTTGGATGCCATGCGCTGTTGCTGGGCGCGGAGGCCGGTCTTGGTGATGTGATTGGCGGCCTCGTGACTGGCACTCGGGTCGGTATTACGGGCGGCGGGGGTCGATATCATCGCGTTCCTCCAGTTCGTTTCGCAGGACTTTCGTTTCCTTCGGGGCGCAGATGCCAATCTTGGCATTGCCCCTGCCGGCGCTGATTACCACCACGGTGATGTCCTTCCCGATTCGGATGGACTCGCCGTTCTTGCGGTGCAGGATGAGCATAGGCTTACTCCGTGATCTTGACGGCGAGAGTGACGGACGGCTCACCCTGCCACGGCGACAGGTCGGTGTCGGGCAGAAGTTCCTTGACCACTTCGGAGTAGCGGATGGTGCCCTTGCGCTCCTGGCGAATCACCTGCACACCACAGCCCTTGGTGGCATTGCCGCCGGACAGGGAAATCAGGCGCTCCCGGGCGGCTTCCTGTTCGAGCTTGGCCGCTTCGAGGGCTTGGCTGGCCTTGATGTAGGCGCTCGATGCCGCGCGCCAGACATCGTCGGTGCGGCCTTTCTCGGCCAGATGCGGTTCGGCCCGTTTCTTGTCGCTGATGATGGACTCGAACTCGGCCATGAATGCGGCCAGATCGGGCAGCACACGGTCCAGCCAGAAGTGGTCGGCATAGATGCGCTGGACAAAGCTGGAGCCGTCAGCGCGCCAGCACACGAAATCGCACCAGTTGACTTGGGCGCACGCCATCTGCAGTTGCACCTGGTCGTTGTAGTAGGCCGGCATCTCGGTGTACTTGGACCGGTACGGAGCCTTGCATTCGACCAGACCATCCTCGGCCATGCCGTCGATGGTGACGGCGAGGAAGTCGAAGGTCGGGTGGATGATGAACTCTTGATTGCTGAATGTCATGGTGCCGGTGGTTTCTTCGTACCACTGCAGGGCATCGGCTTCGTGTTCCTTGCCATGTTCGGTGGCGATGTTGCCGGTGAACTCCTGCGGTGCGCCGAAGTGGTCACGGACCATCTCGCGGAGCACATCGCCGCGGCTGTTGTACGGGCTGTTGCCGAGGATCCCGGCGACGCGGGAACCGGTGATGCGGTCCGTGCGCCGGACATCGAGGCCATTGGGTGCGAGCTGTGCGTTCATGCGTCATCTCCTTGGGGGAATGCGGGTTCTTGAAGCTGGGCGAACTTGGCCGAGTAGATGGCGCGCAGCGCCTCCTTGCTTGCTTTGTTCATCTTTGCGCCGGCCATTTCCTTGCCGATGTTGCGCAAGTCGTCGGTGTCCACGGCCTTGTCGATTTTGTTGGACCATTCCGCGATCAGCGGGGATTCGTCCGGGGCTTCGCGTCCGGTAATCTCGGCCACCAGTTCTTCCGGCAAGTCCTCGATGTCCTGGGTGAAGATGTCCGAAGCAGCGGTCACGGTCAGCACGGCATCAATCAGGGCGCGTTTCTTGGCCATTTTGAGGATGGTGTTGGCCACATCGGCGGGGTTAGTACGGACTTGGCTGACGGTTTCCACATTGCCCTTGTACTTCTGGTACTTGGTGCGCTTGAGGATGTCCGGCATGGATTCAAACTCCTCTTTGCACAGGGCGCGGCGCCATGCGTACTTTTCCTCGCGGCTGGAGCATTCGCCGACACCGGCACCGAGGAAGTCGCCGGAGCTGTTGAGGATGCGGAGCCGGACGCGGTAGTGGACTTCGCCGCCTTGGCTCAGATCGTCGACCACGGGGTCGGCCGCAAGCCGGAAGGTGGCCATGATCTTCTCGGCACCGGGCTTGTACAGGGTCGGGGCATTGGTGCCCGGGATGGTGCCGAAGTGGGTGCCGTTCTTCATCACCTTGTGCATGATGTCCTGCAGCAGGTTGATCTGCAGTTGCATCTCGGCGGCGTTCATGGACTGTGAGCCGTAAACGGTCACAGCGGTTTGGATGGCTGGCATATTCATGGATTGCTCCCTTGGTAGATGATGTTGAAAGACTGGGCCAACAGAAGCAGGGTGACGACCGCGCCGTAGATCCGGGCGGCCAGCAGCTTCTCTTTGGTGATGGAGTGTTCGTTGGCTTCCTTGTGCCACAGGCCCTCGGCGTGCTGCCAGTTGCGGATGGCGGTGTTGATCTGATTGCGCAAGCTGATGCGCTGGCGGTCATCGATCTTGGGTGCGGCGTATTGCAGGGCGGGTTCGGACATATCAGGACTCCAGGTTCTTTTCGGCTTGGCGGCGTAGGTCGTCTTCGATGGACTCATAGACCACATCGACGAGTTCATTGATGGCGCGGGGCTTGACATCATTCGGGCAGGTCAGCCAGTGGCACAGGGATGCCACGACCTTTTCGTAGGCGTCGGCATCGGTGAGCATTTCCAGCAGTTCGTGCCGGTCGAGGCTGCGCCAGATGTTGTCGGCTTCCTCGCTGATGGCGTCCTGGCGTTCTTCTTCCATCAGGTGCTGATGCAGGGCGTGTTCGATGGCGCAGCTCATTTCGCACCTCGCAGGAAGTGGATGGTGGCGGGCTTGGTGATGGGCGAGGCCGAGGACAACAGGCCGGCGCTCATGGCGGCGTGATACTTCACAAGGAACGCCAGATAACGCTCTGACGCGGTAGGCGGGGTGATGCTTCGTGTGATGATGCTTTGCATTGCTGGCTCCTTCCAGTTGGCCCGAATTGCTCGGTGTCCACTGATTAACGCATAACGCGTAATGCAATGCAAGCACAATTTGCATAGAAGCATAGAAATAGTTGCTTATGCGTAGTAAATCAACGCTTTACGCGTACAAAAAACCCCGCCGAAGCGGGGTTATGTGGTCATTATTTGACCGAATTGCGCGGATTAATTCATCAGCGGGTTAAGAATCAACCAGTAGATCGGCCAGATTGTAGCCAGAAATCCGTTGATAGGAACAATGATCAGCCAGTTCCAGGCATTGTAGTCCGTGCCATCGAAAAAAGTCAGCCAGATAAAGGTTCCTATCGAACCCAAGAGCCACACCCAGCTCAGCACCTCATAACGCCATCCAGTCATTACTGGCCCCCTTTCATATTGCGAATCAGTGCAAGCACTAGCTCCTGCTGAACCGGTGACATATCCCTAATCTCGCGGGCTATAGCGGTTTGCATGGCGTTTTCCGTAACTTCTATCTCTCCATCAACAATGCTGCGTACATCGGTTTGAAGCACGCGGCAAAGCGCTTGCAAATGTTCCATCTTTCGGACCCCCCTTGATCCATTGAACCACCCCGCCACGGTGGAAAATGCTACATCGTACCCTTCACGGTTGAGCTGCTTATGCACATCCGTGACGGTTAGGCGCAAGGCGATGCGCTGGTCTGTGAGTTTGTCGGATAGCTTTGTCATGGCTTGAGAATCCAGAGTAGAAGGGGCTCCTTTTGATTTTCGCGTAGGGGGTTGCGTAATCATTACGCGTCTGTTACCGTATGCGTAACGCGTAAGGCATAACCCATAGGTAAGCGAATGAACCCTCGAGCGTACTGGAATTTCTATGTTGTCACTCATGGCGGTGCCAGCGTTGTTGCTCGGCGCCTCGGCATCCCGTACAGCACCATCGCTGGCGTATGCAACGGATCCCGCGGCATTGGCCCTCGTTTGGCCAAGCGCATCCATGAAGCCGAACCTCTGCTCGATCCGTCCCAGCTTGTCTGGGTCAAGGCCGAGAAGCAGTACGCCAAGCGAGCCGCCTGATGGCCGACCTCCACGACCTCCGCACCAAGGTGCCGACCCGGACCCTCAGCGTCATACAGGCGCTCGAGATGGCCACGGGTCAGTCTGGCGCGGAGATCACCAGGGAATGGCTTGTGGAACGGGCAGAGAAAGAAGCGCATAAGGCAATCCTAATATCTCGCGTCCTTGGAGTACAGGGAAGCGCGGGGGATGCCGAGGGCAAGTAGTTAAAACCCGCGACGGATAGGTCCGGCCTAGTACCCCGGACCGACAAGCAGAACCCTCGACTGCTTCCGTCTGCGGCCTTTATTCGAGGCGTTTCGACAGGGGATTTACATGGCAAATCAGTGGTTAAGGCTTTGGCACGATATGCCAAACGATCCGAAATTTCGCACCATCGCAAGGGCATCCGGCCAGCCGGTTTCGGCTGTCCTTGCAGTCTATGTCCACTTGCTTGTGAACGCATCGAACGCAACCGAACGCGGGCGAACGCATGGAATCGCAAACGAAGACTTAGCCAGCGCACTCGACCTGGACACCACCGACATCGACAAGATTCTGGACGCAATGCAGGGCCGCGTCCTCGATGGCGATCGCCTCACTGGCTGGAAATCACGGCAGCCGGAACGCGAGGATGGCGCGTCAGAACGGTCTAAGCGGTGGCGCGAGGCAAGAAAGGCAGAACAGCAAACGCAATCGAACGCAAACGAACGCAATCGAACGCTAGATAAAGATAAAGATAAAGATACAGAAAAAGCAAAGTCAACAGCCTTGGTCGTGGCAAAGCCCCGACCCAGTAAACGGGCGCCAGTGGACTTCACACTTACCACCGAGATGCTCGAGTGGGCATGGGCAGAAGCCCCCGGGGTCAATGTCACGGCTGAAACGGCCAAGTTCATGGATCACACCTTCGCCACTGCAAAGACCGACTGGATGGCCACATGGCGCAACTGGATCCGCAAGGCTACGCCCATTACCGCTGCAAAGCCTAAGCCCGTCCTCGGCCTTGCCGACCAGGTGATGGCCAACTTCAACGAAAACCAGCGGAGGCTCGGCAATGACCGCAATGACTGATCGCAAGTTCGCCGAGTTCTTTGCCGTGATGTCCGGCGTCTATGGCCACAAGTGGGTGGCGCAGTACGGCAACCAGCCGGATGCCATCTCGGCCCGGGTCTGGAATGACGGGCTGGACGGCTTGACCTTGGCACAAATCGCCACCGCCGTGCGGTATTACAAAAACCAAAGCGTGGCCGATGCATGGCCGCCGAGCCTGCCGGAGTTCCGCGGCGTGGCGCTGGGTGTGCCGACACTGGCCAAGGCCAAGCATGATCTACGCACCGGCAACGCGACCCCGTTCAGTAAGGTCATGTTCCGCTTCCTCGATGGCTATGTGTTCAAACAGGCCAGCTACAAAGACGCCGACCGCATGGCTGCCGAAGCCTATGAGCTGGCCGTGGCGTGCGTGACCGGCGGCGAACCGATGCCGGACGAACTGCAGGCCGCCATCAGCCAGGACAAGGAAGCGCAAGACCGTGCCGAGAAGGAAGCATACGATCGAGAGCACTTCAATCGTCTGCGGGAGTTTGAAGCATGAGCCGCTACCACATGGCCGCCGGAAATCCATCACCGCACACCGTATCGCTGTCCATCTTGGCCGCTGTCCGTATCGCCATCCGCTACGGCAAAACCCCGTCGGTGAGCCAACTGGTGGAGGACTTCGGCATGAGCCGAGCCACAGCCTACCGCTGGCGTGCCGCGTTCAAAGTTGCGCGGGGTGAGCGATGACCGAGCAGCTATCCCTGCTTGCCGACCCTGAGCTCAAGGTAGGCGATGTGGTCTGGTGGACGCACGGCCTTGGCTATCTGGTCTGCACCTACAAAGACGGCGCACCAGTCCGGCCGGAAAGTTCCGAGCAGGTGCGCATCGAATCCTTGAACGAGGAAATCCCGCTGTATTCCGGCGCCGGCTTCTCCGGGCGCACCATGCGCGTTTATTCGTTTCAGGATGACCGCGACTACCATGTGCACCCGCGCTGGCTGTCCCCGGATCCACAAGTGCCCTGCAAGGGCGTTCTCGAAGCCTACGGAATTTACCTATGACTGCCCAACCATCCCGATCCCTGAAAACCTACGCCTTCACCCACAACGGGGAAACGCGCACCCTGAATGCGGCCGAGATTCGGCGCTGGACCGGCATGACCATGGTGCGTGAAACCTTGGCGGTCAACCTCGACTGGCTGGTCGAGAACATCGACGACCCGAAGTACAAGCTCCTGGCATTCACCACCCACGGCGTGATGATGGCCGCGCATTACCGCAGTCTGGACGGACAGCGCCGGTCATTGGCCGGCTCGCGGAAAAAGGTATTCAACCAACCCACGGGAGGCGCGCGTGTCTAAACAGCTCCTTGCAGTCAAGCTGCGCGAAGTATCCGGCCGGCGCGTTTTGGTCCCGGCTGACACCATCACCCAACACTGGGCGGCCGATGCACCACTCGACGCCCTGATGTGGGCGACCGTGAAGCGCCCCCGCAGTCCGAAGTTCCACCGCGCCATGCACAAAGTCTGCGACCTGCTGGCTGAGCATTGCGAGGCATTCGAGGGCCTGACCGGGCATTCGGTGCTCAAGCGCATCCAGTTGGAAGCGAACATCGAGTGCGAGCAGATTGCCTACAATGTGCCGAAATACGGCATGGTGCTGCAGCGGGTTCCGCGCTCCCTGCGGTTCGAGGACATGGGCGAGGAGGAGTTCCGCACCCTGTCCGGCCTGATCTGCGACTATGTGGCCGCGACCTATTGGCCCGAGTTCGGCCTGCACCTGCTGAATAAGCCGGAGGCCGCGTGAGGCATTCCACCGGCACCCCGACCAAGGCCGAGCAGGCGAGATTCGACCGCATGAAAGACATGGGCCAGTGCGTGGCCTGTTATCAGCGGGGCGTGCATGGCCGTGCCTACATCGAAATCAACCATATGCTCTCGGGCGGTCGCCGGATCGGGCACATGGCGACTTTCTCGCTCTGCCTGTGGCATCACCAGGCTGAACCCTTCGACGGCCAGACCAAGAAAGCCATGGCTGAACGGTTCGGGCCGAGCCTGAAGTATCCGGGCTCGAAGCCGTTCCATGCCGAGTTCGGGTCAGATGCTGTGCTTCTGAGTCTGCAGAATGCTCTGCTGGGGGTCGCATGACAGAGTTTGAAATTCCCGTCCGGCTGGTATCCGGCGCCAACATCCGCGAACACTGGGCTGTCAAAGCCAAGCGGAGCCGCCTCCACCGCACCACCGCCAAGATAGTCACCACTGCCGCCATTCATGGCGGTATTTTTCAACCGCCGCTGGTGATCACCATCGAGCGCGTGGGCGTCAGGAAGCTCGACAGCGACAATCTGGCCATTTCCGCGAAAGGGGTGCGGGATGGTATCGCCGATGCCTTGGGCATCGATGACGGCGACGATCGGCTCGACTGGCAATACCGGCAATCCATTGGCAAGCAATACACCGTCCGAGTGACCATCAGGGGGCAGCATGGCGATTCGTGAGCGCAAGTACCGGGCAATGCCCAGAGTGGACTGGTTCCGTGTCCTGGTCGACTTGGACAGGGCAGGGTGCCCCATGAAGCGGGTCTGCTTCCTGCTCGAACTGCCACCGACCACCGTGTCGGGGTGGAAGAACGACCACAAGGAGCCGCGCCACGGGGATGGCGAGCGCCTGATCCGGCTGTGGGTGGAGTGGCTTCAACGCAACCGCGACGATGTGCCGATTACCCATATGCCCCCTTGGCTGTGAAAAATCCCCTTTTGGGTATTGCAATCCGGCCAATCTGAAAGCCTAGAGCCGAATCCGCATAGGAATCCCCACCATGGCGCGAGCCCGAAAGGTACAGACCCCCGGCGAAATTGCGTCGGAACCCGTTGAGCAAGTCGAGGCAGTTGCGCCGGAACCGGAAGTCGTGCCAGTCGCGCGCGCACGCGAGGGCGAACCCCGCTGGCAGCTCACCGAAGCCGGATGGGATTTCGTCTGATGTGCATGGTCAAGACCCCCAAGCCGCCCAAGGTCATCGAGCGCGACCCGATCAAGGAAGCCGCTGATGCGGCCAATGTGAGCCAGGGCAAGGCCAATGCTCAGATGGCCCAGCGCCGCAAGAAGCTCCGTTCCAACAGCCTGTACACCATGGGCGGTTCAGGTGTCGGCGGCGGTAGCGCCTACGCTCAGGCCGCGATGGCTGTGCCGACCCAAACCCTCGGCGGGTCTTGATGGACGGATCAACCATCATCAAGCGGCTGGAATCGATGCGAGCCGAGCGCTCGACATTCGAGGACTTGTACCGCGACTGCTTCCTGTACACCGACCCAGCACGGGCCGATGGCTTCATGGGCGACATGGACCACGAGGCCGCCCGATCGTACAAGGCCAACCTCTGCGACAGCACCGCCCCGGAATCGATGCGGATGCTGGTGTCGATGATTCTGTCCGGCCTGACCCCCTCGAACAGCCAGTGGTTCGGCCTCGATGTGGATGGCGCCAGTGACCAAGAGCGCCGCTGGCTGTCGGGTGCTGCCCGATTCGTCTGGACCAACATCCACAACGGCAACTATGACTCCGAAGCCTTCGAGGCCGGATTCGACCTCGGGGCCGCCGGATGGTTCGTCCTGTTCGTGGGCGAGAACGAGGAGCAGGGCGGGTACGCCTTTGAAACCTACGACCTCGGCTCCTGTTTCATCACCTCGACCCGTTCCGATGGCTACCCTGACACCCTGTACCGCCAGTACAAGCTGAGCGCGGAGCAGGCCGTCAAGGAGTTTGGCGAGGACAAAGTATCCGAGAAAATCCGCAAGGCATCCGAGAAGACCCCGGGCGCCCAGTACGACTTCGTCCACTGCATCGCACCCCGCAAGGAGTCCGAGCAGGGCGCGCGCATGGCCAAGAAGCTGCCGTTTGCCAGCTACCATGTCGAGAAAGAATCCAAGCGGGTACTGCGTGAGTCCGGCTACCACGAGCAGCCGTTCATTGCCCCGCGTCTGCGCAAGATTCGCGCCTGGTCGAGCTACGGCATCGGCTTCGTGGCTGACGCCTTGCCGGACATCAAGACCCTGAATGAGCTGTGCAAGCTGGAACTGGACGCTGCCGGCATGGCCGTCGAGGGCCAGTGGGTCATGGAAGACGATGGGGTCATCAATCCCCGCCAGATCAAGCTGGGCCGGAAGCGGGTGATTGTCGCCAACTCGGTGGACAGCATCAAAGCCCTGCCGACCGGCTCCGACTTCAATGTGTCGTTCACCATAAAAGCCAGCCTGCAGGCGTCAATCCGGAAAGCCCTGATTGCCGACCAATTGCCGCCGGCCGATGGTCCCGCCAAGACCGCTTACGAGTACAGCGTGCGCGTCGACATGATGCGCCAAGCCCTTGGCCCGATCTACGGACGCCTGCAGGCTGAGTGGCTCCGGCCGCTGGTCGAGCGCTGCTTCGGCATCGCCATGCGTGCCGGTGTACTGGGTCCGGCTCCGGACACCCTGCAAGGCCGTGACTTCTCGGTGGTGTACCAATCCCCGATGGCGCGCGCCCAGAAGATGGAAGATGTGGCCGCCATGGACCGCTTCGAGATGTCGCTGGCCAGCCAGATGCAACAACTGGCCCAGGTGGATCCCGATGGCGCCATGGCCTTGGCCGATAACTACGACGCCGACCTTGCCGCACGCAAGCGGGCTGAATACTTGGGCGTACCGGCTGACCTGATTCCGGACTCCAAGATCATCGAGAAAAAGCGCCAGATGCGTGAGCAGAAGCGCCAGCAACAACAACAGCAAGCAATCCTTCAACAAGGCGCAATGGCCGCCGCCCAAGCGGGCGGTGAGGCTATGGGCGCACAAATCGCGGGAGCGAACTAATGGCAACCAACACCCTACTGGCTGCGGCCACCACTGCCAACGAATCAGCCGACTTCACCGTGGCCGTCGGCGGCACCCTGTCCCTGTACCTGAACTACGGCGCAGGCATCGAGGAATGCCCACCGACTGCTGAAATCCTGATCCAGAAGAAGTCCGGCGCGGATTACGACACCATGTTCCGGCTGAACAGGGCGATGCCGTCCTGTGTCTTGAGTGGTGCGGGAACCTACCGCGCCAAGCGTGGGCTGCAAGACCGAGCCATCGGCGTCGATAGCGAAACCTGATGTACCAGGCAATCGCCCAGCCGATTTACAAGCCCATCTACGAGGCTATCCAGAGCGTTCTGGGTAGCTTTAACCCGCGCTCACTATTTACGGCAGGATCAGCCGGCGCATGGTACGACCCGAGCGACTTTTCCACACTATTCCAAGACACCGCAGGCACAATCCCCGTCACCGCCGCAGGGCAAGTGGTCGGCAAGATGCTGGACAAGTCCGGCAACGGCCTAGACTTGGTTGCCCCGAGTAATCCACTGCGCCCAACGCTTCAGGTTGTGAATGGTGGCTATGCGCTGGTAGGTGCGGCGGCTGAGTACATGACGCGATCAGTTGGTGGTAACTATGCAAACTTCACGCTGATTGGCGCGGTAAGTGCTGCCACGGAATCTGGCATTAACGGCTGGTTTTTTGACCGCTTCAGCGGGGGTTTTTCCACATATCGCAACGGCGTACTAACTGCCGCGCAGTTCTGGAACGGAAGCTCGTACCTAGAGGTATCAACATCTGGACTTGCCTTGCAGGGTAATGTCCCCTATGTGCAGACGGTTGGTTATGACGGCACAACGGCCTATAACGGCAAGAACGGCGGGACACCACAGACGCGAGTTCAGGCATATACGCCGGACTCACTTGATGCCCTAAACATCATGGGCGCGGCATCCGTTGGATATTGGAATGGCGCGTTTTTTGGTTGTATCTACATCAACCGTACTTTGACCGCACAAGAAAAGCTGAATACGCAGGAATACTATTACCGCAAGGCCAACATAAGGCCGATTATTGCGGTTGGCGACAGCTTCACCTATAACAACTCATACGGCCAGACGATTGCTGATTTCTACCCGGATCGGCTCGATGTGCTTCTTGGCACGACTGCCTATCAGGTGCAGAACCTTGGCGTGTCCGGCAATACTTCGGCAAACATGGTCGCCAGAATCACGGCGGTTGACCATAAGCGCACGATGGGTAATGGCGTTGCGATTGTCTACGGCGGCACAAATGACACCAATGTGACCTTCTCCGTTCAGGCCGCCCCTGCGCCAACTTCCACGGTGTTCGCGGTTGAGGCGGGGCGGGGTAGCCGTTTCGGCGCTGGCGCATACATCACCGTCAATGGCGAACAGGCGTTAATCCTGTCTGTGGCGACCGACACTATCACCCTGGCATCTGCGCTGAGCTTCACGCCAACAGCGGGGCAGACCGTCCTGATTGATACTCAGGCCAATATCGTCAAGCTGGTGCAGACCATCGGCTGTCCGAGGACGCTTGTGCTTGGTCAGCACTTCCTGAACTTCGCAACGGGCGGCGAGAACACCACGGCAAGCACAGGAACGCTAGAAACCCTGCGGAACAAGCAGCGCACGGCGGCATCCCTGACCGGCGCGGTCTATGTTGACCTATACGACTGGATGCGTGACCTGATTGTGCTTGGTACTTACACGCTCGGCAACGATACGGCTTGGCATGTTGCTGTGGGCGACACGCACCTGAACAATACGGGTGAGCAGATTGTTGCCGATGCGATATATGCCGCCATGACCGCCAGAGGGTGGATGTGACAACCAAGCAGGCGCTGCCGCCGGAAGTGTACGCCCGAGTGTTCGAGAACATCCCCGAGGGCGGGCAAATCCTTGAGGAACTGGTAGCCCGCTTCGGGCGAAATCCCTATGTAAAGGGCGGCCTTGAGGCCGACAGACAGACCGCTTTCAATGCCGGCGCGCTGGAAGTGGTCAATTTCATTCTGCGCCGGATCGAACAAGCCCAGGGGGGCGACCATGACTGACTCTGTATTCGCAACAACCGAAACCGAAACCCCGACGGAAACGCCGACCGAAGTGCCACTGGCCGAGCGCATCCCCGAAAAGTACCGTGTCACCAAGGAAGACGGCAGCTTCGACATCGAGGCCAGCACCGCCAAACTGGTGGACAGCTATGCCAACCTCGAAAAGCGCATGGGCTCCGGCGATGCCCCGCCCAAGGCTCCCGAGGAATACGCCCCGGAAGTGCCCGAGGGCTTCAATCTGGACACCATCAAGGAAGACCCGCTGTATCAGGATTTCCTCAAAGGTGCGCACGCCAAGGGCATGACCAACAAGCAGGTCGGCTGGATCCTCGAGGAGTTCACCAAGCGCCAAGGCATTGCGGCCGAGGCCGAGTCCGGCCAGTTGAGCGTGGACCAACTGCGTGCCGAACTGGCTCCGGTCTGGGGCGACGACCCCAAGGCATTCGATGCTGGCATCCAGTCGGGGCTCAAGGCCATCAAAGCCTATATGCCGAACATCACCCAGGAGCAACTGGCCACCATCCCGAACCATCCGCTGGTCATGCAACTGCTGGCGGCCGTGGGCAAGGAAGTGGGCGAGGATACCCGCGTGTCTGCCGGCGCCATCGATGCCAAGGACTTCGACAGCCAAGTGGCCGAGATCATGGCCGAGATTGCCACCTTGCCCGAGCGCGACCCGCGGCGTCTGCAACTGCTCGACAAGAAAGCGGCCCTGTTCGCCAAACGCTACGGCAAGAAATAAGTCCCCTCGGAGTCGCTGGCATGGCGGCGGCTCCCTTGCCTCGCTTCGGCGGGGCTTTTTTGTGTCTGCAATAAATCCCCTTTTGGGTAGTGGCGTATTGGCAATCTGACTATAGCCCGGTCTGGCAACCGGATAACTACTGCAGCCCGCGAATAGCCACGCGAATGCCAGGCCCGTATGGACAACCTGCGATGGCGTACTCCCCACCCCATTTCAGAGGATTTTCCCAATGAGCAACCAAATCACCGAAGCCTTCGTACAAGAGTTCGGCGCAGCCTACAACCATGTCGCCCAGCAGATGGCCTCGCGCCTCGAAGGCGCTGTCAAGGTCGAGTCCGGCATCGTCGGCACCAGCAAGTCCATCAACCGCGTCGGCCAGCAAATCGCCAGCCAGCGCACCACCCGCCACGGCGACACCCCGATCAACGACACCCCGCACTCCACCCGTTATGTCGACCTGCTCGACTACGAAGTGGGTGACATGGTCGACGATCAGGACAAACTGCGCCTGCTCGTGGACCCGACCAGCGACTACCTGAAAGCCATGGTCGCCGCCCACAACCGCAAGAAAGACGACATCATCATCTCGGCTCTGGGTGGCAACAGCCGCGCCAGCACCGGCAATGTCGCCTTGCCTGCCGGTCAAAAGATTGCCGTCGGCGGCACCGGTCTGACCAAGACCAAAATCCTGCAGGCCCTCAAGCTGTTCCGTCAGAACGAAGCCGACGAAGAAGCCGGTGAAGAACTGTACATCGCCTACAGCGCCACCGCCCTGCAAGATGTGCTGGCTGATACCCAGTTGACCTCGGCTGACTACATGGCCCTGCAGATGCTGCAAGCCGGTTCGCTGAAAGGCAAGTGGTGCGGTTTCAACTGGATCCCGACCGAGCGCTGCCCGAAAGTGTCCACCACCCGCTTCCTGTACGCCTGGGCCAAATCCGGCGTGGCGCTGGGTGTCGGTCAGAACATCGTCACCCGTGTCGGCGAAGACCCGTCCAAGTCCTTCAATATGCGCGTCTATGCCAAGCAGTCGCTGGGCGCCGTGCGTATCGAGGAAGAAAAGGTCGTCGAAATCGCCTGCGTCGAATCGTAATACCGGATGCCCCGCTTCGGCGGGGCGTTCTCCACCCCCCTCATATTCAGGAGTAAAGAATCATGGCAGTTGAAGCACGCAAAGCCAGCGCCGTCACCGCGGCAGATGCTGGCACCGCAGTAAAGAAAAACATCAGCGCTGGTCTGCTGAAAGAGTCCGTCGGCGTCGTTGAAGTGGTCAATGCTGACAGCATTGCCTCCACCTACCGCCTCGCCCGCGTCCCGTCGAATGCCCGTGTCAGCCGTGTGCTGATCTCGTGCGACGCCATCACCTCGGCCGCTGCCGATGTGGGCGTTTACGACATCCCGGCCGTCAACTCGGGCGCTGCGATCGATGTGGACTTCTTCGCATCGGCCCAGTCCATCGCCACCGCCCTGTCGCATACCGACATCACGCACGAAGCCGACCCGGCCGACGCTGGTGCTGGCTACGGCCAAGGCGATGTCGAGAA